TATTTCATAATATATTCCTTTATAAAAAGGGAAGGCACTCAATGAATGCCCTCCCATCTCCTTATTTAAATTCAATAAGTTTCGGCATTTTATCTTCTGGAATATCCTGTCTAAGCTTGATGATAACCATCCCATTTTCAAACGATGCTTCTGTGACTTCGATATTCTCAGCAAGAGGAAATGTTTGTGAAAAAGATCTAGTTGCTATGCCTTTATGTAAAATGTTTTCGTTGCCCTCCTTTTCAGAGTTGTTTCCACTAATAGTTAGTTTCTGTTCTTCTTGAATTACTTTAACTTCTTCCTTTGTAAAGCCAGCTAAAGCTAACTCAAGTCGATATTCAGTATCAGATTCTTTAATTAGATTATAAGGAGGATATTTATTCTGACTATCATTTTCAGAACCTATGTTTATTATTCTCTCTAATAATCTATGATGTCCTATAGCTCTCCTTTCAAGTTCTTTTAACATGTTTGGGGGCCAAGCACCTTCTAGTCTTACATTCATAGCGTTCTCCTTATTAAGCAAGAATTTATAGAACCCACTATTGGCATTCTATATACTATATTATACTACACTTTTATCTATTTGACAAGTCTTTATTTTAAAATTTCAATAGGATGTAATTTATCTATGGGAAGATTATAACAATCTGCTTTAACAATAAAGCCATTATCACCATCCTGTTCCCCCTTTTTTAAAAAGCGAGCCTTAGTAAAGTAATCTTCTTTAGACATCCATCCCAAGACCCATCCCTTGGAAAGATCATTTAAAATACGTGTGAAAATATAATGACTACATTTTTGTTTAGTATTAAAGGCTGCTACGGAACAATCATAATAGTTTTTGGGAACCACCCCTGTTCTTTTTGTTTTAACATCCAGCTTTTTATCCTTATATAAAATATCAAAATCATATGTGTTACATATCTCTCCTTCTGAAAGAGAATGTAATGTCATAATTTCTCCTAGAAAGCCACTGATATTTCCTTTACCATGTGTTATGGAATTATTTAATTTTCCCATCTCTTCAGACTTGTTGTTAGCTTCTTCAATCCATTCCTTTTTTATTACTATCTCTTTCATTGTCAAACTCCACAAGTTCCACCTGATCCGGTGATCTCACAAATATCATGAGGCTGTATATTATCCTCAAATTCTTCACCAAGTTTTTCAATAGCTTCACTATAAAGAACCTTAGTTAAAGGCTGTCCACCTCTACACCCATCAGGATAACAAGTGAAGCCTCTTAATCTGTGAGCATACTTAGCCAAGGTCTGAGCAAAGTCCTCTACCTTATCTTCATTATTATTTTCCGTATCCCATGCTGGTAAATTAATTGTACTAGAGATAGACATATCTACATACTCTTGAACATTGGCTTGAAAGTTTAATCTCCTTTCGTAGTTAGTTACCAGATCAAGAGCAGACTCAATACTCTCAGGTTTAACACCATAAAGTTCAATCATCTCTTGAGCAGCACTATCAACTACATACTGGTAGTGCCATCTCTTGTTCTTCAGATACCTTCTCTTATAAGCTACAGCAAAGATAGGCTCAACTCCAGTAGACGTACCTCCCAGTATCCCTATCGTACCAGTAGGAGCTACGGCTCTAACAGCTACAGGTATAGAGATGTTGAGTGTGTTGGCAAAAGCTCTAGCTACCTTGTCTGACTCAGCTTCATACACCTTGAACCATCTATGTAACTCTGGTGTAGTCTCATACTTATGTCCACGTTGTATCAACCACTCATGAAGACCCATCAAGCCAAGTCCTAAACGTCTATTTGAATTTCTAACCTCATACACTTTCTCGTAGGGGAGTGCTGCTCTGAGAGTGCCGCACAGTAGAAACTTTGTGGCAAGTTGTACAACCTCTTGCAACTGATTAAGATCATCAATACGAGCAAAATTGAGACTGCCCAGATTACATACGTCACTATCGTCTTCACTTGTAACTTCAGTACAAGCATTGCGTAAGGTTTCACTCTCTTTCTCAAAGAAGTTAAATGAGAACCCCGGTTCACCTGTTCTAAGAGCCTGATGTACATTAGTCTTAAAAACATGTCCCAGATCTCCCTTCTCCCAATAGTTTAATAACCATTCAGTATCATAGTTGACACTGATGTTAGTCATATCCAGAGGTGCAGGAAAGTTGAAGTCATCTTGTTTAATATCAAACAAAGTATTACCTGTTTTTCCTACTGGCATATCAAACCAGTTCTTGGCTGTAAGAAACTTGTCTACATCATCATGCTTCCAATTTAGAGAAGCATAGATAGCAGACCTACGACTACCACCCTGCATTACCTTCTGACCTATGGAGTTGATCATCTCCATCTTGGGTAGAGGACCACTGGAAATACCGCCAGTACCTTTCAAGGTTTGTCCCTCTGGTCTGTAGGTAGAATAGTCTACACCAATGCCACCACCTGTCATTAGACAGGACTCAGACTTCCAAGATAAGTTAGCCCAATCTTCTCTAGTATCTTCCTCCGCTTTAAGAAGATAACAATTATTAAAGAACTTCTTTTCCCTGCCAGCATAGTAAAGATACCTACCTCCCGGCAAGAACCTGAGATTGGAGATGTGATCTATCAACGCCTCCTTCTCATCTTTACTTAGATTGTTTTGACACACATCCTCTACCAGTGTACAGGCTAACTCATGAAAAGTCTCTGCACCTTCATGAGAATACTTGGTATAGAAAATGTCCTCACTAAACTTGGATCTGAATTGTGGATTACGATTTGATTTGAACATGTTTACCCCTATCTATTAGATCATTAAACAAGTCTTGTTGCTTGTCTTCCTCTGGATACTCTAATTCTAAAAGCAATTGTGCATAGTGTATTACTTTTAGTATGTCTTCCTTACCCTCTCCTTTTTTATTATGTCTGGTTATATATTTTACAATGTTAGCTTCACAGGTATTTAAATTATTATAATGAGAATAAACTGTAGGCTGTATAGCACAATCTTTATAGTGATCTCCTCCTACCTGTATGTCAAGTGGATTTATTTTAGTAGATAATGGAACTGAATTTTCTTCTGACATTTTCTACATCTCCTGAGACAATAACTTCACATGCAAAACTTCTGACCTTCTGTGGTTCCAGACCAGCATAGTGACACACAGTTTCAAAATCATCACATGTAACACCAACTGAAGCAAAGACCCATGCGTGTGCCTGATCTCTTTGAATTTTTATTTCATTGTCTTCTCCCTCCACCTCAGGCTTAGTCATGTCTAGTAAAGCCTGAATAACTACTGCAAGATATAAACTTTTATGTGAATCTTTTTCAGTAAGCTCATACAGGGAATCTACAGAAACCTCAGTCAACATGATTACTTTTTTGAACTGGTCTAAAAAACTTTCCACCTACATAATTGTTATAGAAAGCTGGTTCATCTGTTCCTTCCAGAGTTTCAGTCAAGACATTATATTTCATTTGGTAATAACATTCATAATATCTCAAGCTTCTCTTGTTCTTGAACTCTCCCATAATTTCAAACTTAAAATTCTTTTTACCACTCTTCTTTATATCTTCCATAAGATGTTTACTTGATCCCATATATGATTTCCAATCTGATTCTGATTTCTTTTTTCTTTTCTTATAATTAAAATATTGTTTACATCCTATGTAAGCTTTGTTTGTTTTTAAATTAGTTATAACATAAACGAATCCAAACTGAGATAGATCAGGAGTTGTTTTAAATACCCAATGCATTATTTACTATGCTGCTATCTCAGAAACTTCAGGTTCTTTATTAACCTGTACCAAATACCTTTTACTTTTCGCATACTGAAACACCCTGATACCGCGTCCTTGATTGGCATCCTTCCAACACTCTCTCTTATGCCCACAATACATACAACCAAAAGAAAGCTTAAGATTGCCAGACTTCCCATCAGGTACAGGATCATAACACCTATCAGGAACAGTGGTACTAACAACCATCTTTTTAAGATGCTTAACTCTTTCACCTGCATTTATCATCTCCATTGAATGAACTGGAGTGAGACATATCTCCCCTGTAGATTTATCTATAACTAGAAAAGCCGCCCTGTTAACTCCATTTGCTTCAGCATAGGCAGAGATCTGATCTATATAACCAAAGGGATCATCTTCCAGTAAGGTATTGCTTTTAAATTTATGAAAGCTTTTTCCTGAAGCACTCTTACAATCCACCAGTACATCATCAATAAAAGAATCCTGATGTCCTACCACTCCCTCTACTTCAACTTCTTTCTGCTGGTCTGTTACCTTGTGACCTGCAATGGAAGAACAGAGAAGTAATAACTCTTCCAGTATGTATCCATAAAGAAATTTAATTCTTGTACTGGGTGTAAGAGAAGATTCAGAAGTAGTAGTATTAATATCATACCAGAGTTGTCTGTCTGGTTTACCAATAGCTGACAACCTTAGATGTCCATTAGCTCTGGGCTGTTCGTACATAAACTTTTTGATGTGAACCTTGAGCATTTCCCCAAAGGTATCTATGTGTTTATCCACCTCTTCCTCATTCATATCAATGGGATCAAAAGAAAATAAATTATAGATGTCTTCAACTAGAGTATCAATTTTTTTCATATTAAAAAATGGAGGGCGATAAACCAACTGTAGTCTACCACCCTCCAAGTCTCCTTAGGGGTTAAGAAGCAAAGGGAATTTCTTGAGCTTCAGTGTTAACATATCCACCTTCAACCACATTAAAATCTTCTACTTGACTTCCAGTGTATTCAATAAAGTCTACTACCTGAACAGCAGCCAAGTCAGCAGAAACACCAGACTTACCTGCATAATTCCAATCATAAGGAATAGCTTTTACATTAACTACACTGCCGTTGGCAATCATCTTCCCATTCCACAAATTATTCTGTGAGTCTTTAACAAAGGGAGCCTTGCGTTCAGTACCATCAGCCCTGTTTACTTTACGTTTAATCGTAACAAAATCTCCGCGATCATCAGCCTTGTTATTGATAGGTAACTTAGCTGCTTCAATAGTATCACGATTGTCGTCATTGACCTCAACCTGAATTGACCATACAGGATCAAACTTAGTATTAGGCTCAACGATACAAGCATAGTGACATTTGCCTGTGATATAGATAGGATCGTTCATTTATGTTCTCCTTTAAAATCGTCACGCTGTTGTGACATGAAATAGTTACTTAAGTTTTAAGTTTTTCTTTGAAGGCTTTCTCCTTTTCTGATTGTTGAATAAGTATAACATACTTTTTTAAAAATGTCAAGCACTTTTTAAAAATAATTTAGTGTGTCTCTGCCCATGTGTTCCCTTTCATATATGTTTCCTTTCTGACATCTATCTTCGTATTCTTCTAAATAATTTAATGCCCTCCTTACATAGTTAATATCATCTTCAAAGAAACCTAATGCTGAATTACACTTATTACATAGCCATCCTTTAAAAGCTCCTGTTTTATGATCGTGATCTAAAACAAATGGAGATGTTTTTCCGTTTGTTTCTGGAACAATTTGTTCAGGTATCTTAAAACAAATGGGACATTTATAATTTTCATCAGGATAGGTGTGTGTTTTTTTTAACTCAGCTACTTGTCTATGTTTTTTACTTTCACATTTTTTACATATATTCATTCTTATATGGTTGTTTTTAAGATCTCTTCTCCCTAAAGTTATAAATCTTTCAAGAGGTTTTTCCTCATTACATTTAATGCAAATTTTAGTACCTTTAGACCTGTCAATAGATTTGATATTCTTAAATAACTCTTGTTGTTCTTCCATTAGTGTGTCTCTGCCCATGTGTTTCCAACCTTATATTCACAGTCAAGAGGACACTTCATATCTAATGTCTTTGTTGTCTCCAGCATGGCATCCTTAGTTATCTTTCCAAATCTTTCCACATCTTTCTTGGCTACCTCAAACTGATACTCATCATGTACTGAAGCTACAAGTTTGACATCCACTCCTGTCTTTCTGATATGTTCATCCATGTGAACCAACCATTGCTTACATACGATTGCTCCAGCCCCTTGAAGAAGAGTATTAAGACTAGCATGAGGTGATCTGATCTTTAAGTATCTTCCATCTAAAGCTTTAATAAATCCATTTAGTGAAGCTTCCATAACATTTTGTCGTAGTCTTTCTAAGGCTGGCATATTTTTTAAGAACTTTCTTATTAGAATATTACCTTGCTTTACACTACCTC